GGGTCCTCGTCAAATTCTAAAACGGCAGGTTGTGCAAAGTAAGTCCAAGGGGAAGTTTCATCTGGGTATCGCATAGGGTCGCGTATCTCAGAGTACAAGTCCCTAGGGCGAAGGCGGGTACCGATTAAAAGTAACTTTCCACCATCTTCGTCAATACGGGACATGACTTCAGACTGAATCCAGTCAATCTGCTTTTCGTACTCATGGGCGTTGGTGTTATCCACGCAGTCATCCATGATGATTAAGTCAGCACGCGCTCCGTAGATATGACCACGGATACCGATTGCCTGTACTGTAGGGTCCTTTTCACCAGAGTCACGAGCCTCTGAGGATAGGTAAATTAAGTCCTGCTTCCACGAATCAGAATTCTTCTCGAAACCACCTGGTGGTCCAAAGGTGAGTTGTAGGTCCTGATACTTAGGATGCGTTAGTCTGTTCTTGATGGAGAGCAGGAACTTCTGTGCCATAGCCTGTGTCTTGGACACAATCATTATTCTGATATTAGGGTTCTGGCAAATCCGATATACCGCATAGTTGACCGTAATGGTCGTGGACTTTGCGTGTTCTGGTGGCGTATTTACGATAAGTAAATCAGGCGCACCCTTTTCGTAGGTTATAGCAGGGTGAGTATCCGTAGGTTCTCTACCCTCTAATAAATCAATCCAATGGCGTTGGTGTTCAAATACCTGTACGCCTAGGTACTTCTCTGAAAACTCAGGGAAGGGTGGTACTTCCCCTCGTGCTGAGCCTATTTCACCTCTAGCGGTCATGGACCGCACTTTGTCCACAGCGGTGGCAAACTCAGGGTCTACCTTTCGGTAGTACTCATAGGTCTTGACACTTCGCCCAACGGCATCCATGGCTCGTTGGACAGAGTACCCCTGCATTAAGAAATCTATAACTTGCTTTTTTATAGCATCACTTTTGACAGATTGCGCTGTCGTTCTTTTTCTTTCCATAGGTTCTCCTAAGACGGGCTATAGGGAGTCTTAGGGCTAAACTCCTAACCGAAGGCGTAGTCCAAACGAAGCCGAAGGTTAGGGCTTCTACTAGGGCGACCCCTTAGGGTCGCAGTTACTGTTCGGAGGCTCCGATTATTTCGCCTCCTCACTAATACTATAGGTGTCCAAAAGGTCCTTATCGGACACTTTTGGGCGTGTGATTTATGACACATTATGTAATAAATACTAAAAGTGCAGGTCAGAGCCACATTATGGGGGGCGAGGACTAGCAAAGTTATGTATATAGAGATATACACACGCACACTCCGCCATTTTAAAAACCCTGGGGTGCGATTTTTCATCGCACTGCTTTACTTTGTACATTGTTTAAACGCTTAGCGCTAGGCATTGCATGCGCTCGCACACCACAAAGCAAGACTGGCAAGCGGGAGGGCGCTTACTCTCACATCCAATCGCGCCCCCCCTGCACATATCGCCAGCATGCACACACAAATAGTTGAAAGTTAAACTAAATACCTGCAACGGCTAAGCAAAGGCGCATAAGTTACTCACTGGTAACATGCAAAAAAGTAAATAAAACACGGGAAAATCTCACAGGTGCAATATCATAACTATCGCAAAAGCAGTATAAATCAATGGTTTTCTCATGGTTACTGAGTAGTAACTTATGGAAACTGGCTCAAGCATGCTCAAGCGCTCAAGGCTGAACCGTCTAAATCGGTATCGTTTAAACCCTCACAAAAGCAGTGTTTTACGCTGGTTTTTGGCGGTTGTTGACTTTTGTTTAAACCCGCGATTAAACTTTGCCCTGAAGGGCAAGCCCGCCCCTCAATGACGAAAGGAACTCACAGTGAATCGTGAGCAATGGTTAAAGACACTGGCAGATACCGCCGTGCCTCGAATATCCTCCTCTTTGGAACTTTCCACTGAGGAACTCAGCCTCAAGTTATCTTGCGGTTTCCCTGCTCAAGCAGGAAAGCGCAACAAGGTCAGCGCCTCTTTGGTGCCTCCTACCGCCTCTGATGATTTCAATGCTGAAATCTTTGTTACCCCTGAACTCTCAGAAAAACGCAAGGTTGCTCAAGCGGTTTTGCCTCTACTGGTTGCCGTGGTGACTGGTGATTACAAGCAACGCCGAATCTATCGTGATGCAGTGCGCCGTCTAGGTTTAAACGCCTCAGAGTTGCCTCAGTGGGCGCTATCTATCGCCGACAGCATGCCCGCTTATCCTCACGCCTCAATCACCCTTGAGGAATCTGCAAAACAATCCACACGCCTCATCAAGGTTGAGTGTTTAAACACTGAGCATGATGCCTATATCGCTCGCCTCTCCCGCAAGGCGCTCGAATTTGGTACCCCTGTCTGCCCATGCGGTCAATCAATGAGAGTGAGCGCATAACCATGGAAACTTTTGGAATCGAATTAGAGGTTTCCAACCTCTCAATTTATGATGCTCAACGCGCAATCAATCAAGCAGGGTTGCAATGGCAAGTGAAGGCTGACGGTACCCGCCATGTGTCGGCTGAGGCGGTTAGCCCCGTGCTTGACCGTGACCGTTTAAACGAGGCTAAAAAAGCCACCCGCGCCCTGCTCGCCAGTGGCGCAACCGTGAACAAGCAGACAGGGCTTCATGTCCATGTCGGCGCTGATGAGTACGGCGTGGAGGCAATTGCTCGCCTTGTGTGGAATTGGAATCTTGCGCACACCACTTTGGGCGCACTGGTTGCAAAGTCCCGTTTAAACAATCACTTTTGCCAGCCTGTGGAGATGCGCAATCTTGATGCGTGGGTTGACCATGTGCGCAACGGCAATATCAGCAACGCTCAAGGCGGGCGCTATTACTCACTGAATCTCAATTCCTACTCACGCCACAGCACGGTTGAATTCCGCCTTCATCACGGCACCCTCAACGGTAGCAAGGTCAAGGCATGGGCTGAATTTGTGAGCGCCATGGCTAACTATTCCCGCGACAATATCCTGCTCGCCCGTGACGGTTGGCACAATCCAATCGAAGGGCGTTTAAACAAGGTTGGCGAATTGCTCAACCTGCTGGTTGCCAATCAGAATCTACAAGCAGACACCGCCGAATATCTCAAGGGCAGAGCGGAGGAACTAAGCGCCCGCTAAGCGGGTAGCCCGCCCCTAGTGGGCATGCGTGAGTGCAATCCTCACGGCGGGCGCTGGTGGTACCAAAGCGGTGCCACTGTTTAAACTGACGAAAGGAAATACCATGCTAGAGGTTCTAGTAATTATCCAAATATCACTGTTCGCTATTGCGGTAGCGACACAACTAAAACACTGACGAAAGGTTGTTTAAACATGTACCCAAACGCATTACCGTGGTGGCTTCAATGGATAGACGGGAGCGCACTGCTATTGGTTGCCCTCCTAATTTGGGCGCTGTACAAAGCACGCACCAGTGGAGGAAAGTAAAATGAGCATGAGCAAAATTGAATTGACCGCATGGAAAACATACGGCAAGCGATACAACTCAGATGATAACTGTTTAAACTGCGGGGAAAACTTTTATGCACCCCACCAACCAACCTGTATCTGGTCTGATGATTGCGAGCGTTTAAACACTGTCTTGTGTGGCGACTGCTTGCGCTCGGATTGCAAAGGTTGCCAATACTAAACTCAAGTGATACACTTAACAACTAACCTATAAGACTGGAGAAAAATCTATGTGTGGAATCGCTGGCTATTGCTTAGACCCTAAGCATGCTAAAAAAGTAAGTACCTCTGACCTCGCTGGTCAGATGCTGTTAGATATTGAACACCGTGGTCAACATGCAACTGGCACTGCATACATCAACCGTTTAAACGGCAATCGTGTCATCCGCAAGGCACCAACCAACGCAACCAACTTTGTCAAGCGTAGCGGTAAGCACCTATGTGAAGGCGCACAAACCGCTATCTTGCATACACGGTGGGCAACTCAAGGCTCACCCAAAAACAACAACAACAACCACCCAATTCCTCGCGGGCGTATCGTGTTGACACACAACGGACATGTCAGTAATGACACCGAACTGTTTAAACACCTCAAGGTTCCACGCCACGGACAAGTGGACAGCGAGGCGGTCACTGCACTAATCGCCTTCTCTCAAGCCAAACCGTGGGAGGTCTTGCCTATGATGCGCGGAACTGCCGCGCTTGCATGGATTGAGCAGGGTGACACACGCACCTTGCACCTTGCCCGCGTTAACTCCTCTCCCTTGTGGATTGGTCAGACGAATCAAGGTTCACTGGTCTATGGCTCAACGGAGGAAACCATTGACAACTCAGCCGTAATCATGGACTGTGAATTAGATTGGAAATACTCAGCAAGTGAGGGCGAATACTTCAAAGTGCGTGACGGCGCTATCGTTGAGTACGAAACCTTCAAGCCAGTTAAATACACAGGCAACTGGAACTACCGCGACAGCCAGTGGGATAAGTACTGGGATAAGCAGGAGGAACTAGCCTTCTAACACAGCAGTAAAGACAAGCCCCCTGTTTAAACGCAGGGGGTTTTTCTTTTATGACTCATGAGTAATAACGCGGTGCGTTACTAATGTTTAAACACAACTGCATGTTTCTTCTGTACAAAATTCACATACAAATGTACAGAACATCAAATGTTTAAACGCAAAATAATTTTTGGAAGATTGCATCTTCGGCAAATGTTTAAACAAAAAAATACTTTAGAAATCTTCTGATAAATACTTGACTTTATATTTTGCAAATGTAATTCTATGACAGTAGCAAACGCTACAAACCTAACGAAAGGAAACAAAGTGTTAGCAACAGACATCATAGCAATTACAATCGCGTTAGTGTCTGCGACTGGGTTGCTTATCCATAGCGCAAGAGTTAATGCACGACTAGAAAAAGAGAACAGATACCTACGCAACAAAGTCCGAGAGATGCGCAAGCAAATGGACACAATGGTGGAGCGCCCCTTCTAATGAGTGACAAACTAGAACCAACACCCACTCATGCACTGGCACAGAGCAGGGCAAAGACCACGCTTGTTAAGTTACACAAAGAGGAATACGAAACCCTATACCGCCAAGAGTGCGAGAAGTTAGGGCTAATTAACTATCCCTCAAGGGCGGAACGAATCGCCAAACTAAAATCAGAAATCCAAAGACTGGGAGGTAATGTTTAAACATGACAACTACAACTTACGAAGGCTGGAAAAACTACGAAACTTGGAACTGCGCACTGTGGATTAACAACGATTACCCACTGTACATTAGCGCGACCTTGTTCATGAAAGATTACAAAGGTGCCAAGCCTTACCGTGATTGGGTGCGTGTGGCTGGACTAGAAAACCATGCAACCAAAGACGGATGCAAATGGATTAGCGACAAGTTATCGTACTCGGAACTCAATGACATGATGGAGGGTTTAAACAATGGCTAAGCATCATCACTATGCGGTTTACTTTGACGGCAAAGAGTGGCACTTAGATGTGGACACAGAGGAATATGCCTTCCCAAACGGAACTGTCTATGACACTGAAACAAGAGAGTGGGACTACGCCTATCAAGGCAACGGTCAATGGGTGGAAGGCGAGGAGGATGCCATGCACCAACTACAAGAGATGCTCAACAAGATGAATCAAGAAAGGTTGAGTGTTTAAACATGGCATCATGCGGAGTTTGTGGAGGAACTATCTCAAACACCTTGACACCTCACGGTGCTATCTGTGATGATGATGTCATGGCACCAAGTATCAACGACCTGATGAAGTCAATAGAGGAAAGCGAGATTGATAGTGACTAGATACTTAATCAAAGAGGGCGACTCTATCTATGTAATACAAGCAGATAGTTCAGCCGAAGCATTACAAGTAGTAACCGACTGGGAAAACGAGGAGGCATAACAAATGAGTGAGGAACAAAAGCCAGTTTACGGAGTAGTTATCAGACCCGATGGAACGCACACCGAGAAGGTGTTTAAACAACTATCCGACTACCAAGAATCTATTGACGGTTGGATTACTGCGGTGCGTTTATATGATTACAACGGGGAGCAGATTGCGTGCGCCTATGTAGATGACGAGGGATTGCTAAAGAATCTACCTCTGAATCCTATGGCGAGCGCACTATCTTTCCTCTTTGGTAATACACCACACCTAGTGGGCAACGCCGTAATTGTGGGTGGCAAGGGCGGAGAGATTTACGACACAGACCTACCCGACTTCATCCTCACACTGGTAAGAAACATCAGTGCTAAACAGGAGGCATAATGTTTAAACGAATAGTCGCTATCTTCCTTATCGTCACCGCAAGCGTGGCGATTGACGACAGGTTTTTTGATGAGTCACACATCCCGATTGAGCCACTGACAAACGAGGCGCACATCAGTGGCACAGTCGTTGCCTTCTACGAGAACGAATACCAACGCTACGCAGTAGACATGCTCGCACAAATGGGCAAGTTAGAGCAGTGGTCATGTCTGTACACACTGTGGATGCGAGAGAGTAACTGGCGACCCAACGCACTTAACAGAGAGTCAGGTGCCTATGGCATAGCCCAGTTCATGCCAGTTACATGGAAGTTAGTCGGGTTTAAACGCACCGACAACGGCTTTGAACAGGTAGAAGCAGGGCTTGCATACATCCAACGCAAATACGGAGGCAACATCTGTAAGGCGTTAGGCAGTAATCTCTCACGCGGGTGGTACTAATGAACGAGTACGCAGAATTGCTAGACGGATTACGCAAACATCTAATCACCAGTGGATTAACCTTCAACGCAGAGGTACCCACTGACCCAATAATCACTAGACCAGTACGCGTTGAGGTATTGGTAGCCACAGTTATGGAGTATTTAAATGCGACAGGTTACGCCAACACAACCCGAATATCATAGGGTTGTAAGCAGGAAAGTTATGGCTGACGGTTTCGTGCAGTTCATACTTAAGTTCAACCCGCGACTCTTTGAACGCGCCCAATGCAGAGGGATAGACACAGAGATTTTCTATCCAGTAAAAGAAAAATTAGACCCAATAGAGGAACGATACATAACAAACAGATTGTGTGCAGGATGCCCAGTCAAAGATGCTTGCTTGGAGTGGGGATTAGCACACGAACGCTACGGAATATGGGGTGGAACCACGCCTTTTCGTAGGCGTTCACTACGCAAGGCACGCCGTTGGATGCTCAACGAAATCGCCTTGCCAAGTACACAACGATAGTGTATAGTTAGAGTAAGAAGCACCCGCACTCCTTTCGTCAGGTATGTACTCCAGTCACATAACGCGGGTGCTTCGCTCTTTATAGTTTAAACACATTGTGCATCAACATGAATACTTCATCTGCTAAATCATCCAAACTACCATCGTTGTATAGCACGCGTTTAAACATGTGATTATCCATAGCACGCTCTGATACATGCTCATTGACTGCTGTGTGATTGTGTCTGTTTATACGCCACACTTCTCCACCCTGCGCTTCAATCATATTTGCTTCGTTGGGAAAGCGAACATCAGGTATGACGATACGCTCATCAGTGGTTATCTGATTAAACAAACGCCACACCCAAACATCTTGGTGGATTTGTTGGCGACCAACCTCAGTGCCAAGCACCTGCAATAGTCGGCGCACTTCATCCTTAGCCTTTGCAACTTCCCATCCATACATTTGTACTATCTCGTTTAAACGATAGCCGTCATGTAATATGGGGTTCAATGTAAGCAACGCTTCTCTTATGCCATCAGCGAACGCCATGCGTTTAAACCCATAGTTCAGTACGAGCAACTCAGCAACTGTATCTTTACCACTGCGGGCATAACCTGATAAACCAATAATCACTCTTGCTCCTCCTGATTTCTAATCTCTGCTCTTGCTTCTGCATTACTACGAACACGCCTACGACCACGCCATGCTGGTGCTTCGCCACCCAACCTGTCTTGCAACTTAGTTAGCGCACGCTTGACACGCTTACGCATGGCTTCCTCGGTAGTTCCATAGGACTCTGCGAGCGCACCAAACTCCATACCACCATTGGCATAACGCATCTGAAGTAAATCTCTATCGTTCTTGTTTAAACGGTCTAGCCCTGCTGACACATCAGATAACAACGCCACACGATTGCCACCTTCTGAAGGCTTAGCACTACGACTTATGTATTCACTGCTCATGTCAGGCGTATCTGTCCACCCTTGATGAGTCCACACATCACGCAGTAGTTCATGCAACACCTCATGGGTGTAGTAAAAACTATCGTTCATTGGCGAACGCGACAGGTGTGAACGCTCTTTAGCCACATACTTTTGTGCTTCATTGTAGAAAGTTTTGCGCAGTTTAAACTTCAGACTTTCTTCTGCTGTCCACTGCTCTATCTTGTGCCAGTGTTCTAACGCCCACAAAGACAGGTGCTGGTACACATCATCAGTGGTTACGATGCCACGATGCATGCGGTTAGCACGGGTTGCAACTTGACGGGCTACCCCGTAAATAGTTTCCCAAACTTTATCTTGGCTATCCATTGTCGCTCTCTACTATCAACTCAATAGGTACTCGCCAACCCCCAATAGAGGCATCGGCAAACTCATCAGTCATATAATCATCTGCTTTAAACGAGCCAAAGATTTCAACGATAGAGAAGTATTCCTCATCCAAAACTTTGACACCGAATATAGTTCTACCTGCATCCTTTTTCCAGAAAGGAATTGCATTTTGTGTACGGATAGTGCGTATCTCAAACTCGCCCACATCAGGGATATTCTTGCGCCGTGTGTGCAGTTCATTGGGATACCACGGCACAGACCACGAGAGGTTGTACTCTTTAGCAACTGCCCACTCAGCAACATTGGCTCTGATGTTGGCGTTAATCTCAGGTTCTAACTTGCCAAACTTTTTTCCTGCTGCGTAGTTCGGGCGGTCAACGGAACCAAACTTGGTTAGCCAACGCTCAACTGCCAACAGGGTACAGACTCTTACTTCACTCTGGTCTAGTTTAACAATCACTTGTTTAAACACCCACTCGCTTTCGTAATCCCTCTGCTCCTTCGGCAAGGAACACATCGTTAACATCGCAGTTGTCAGGCATGAACACGGGGAATACATTGTCCAATTCTCTTGAGATAGTCTTAGCCATCTCCTTACCTGCGTTGTCACCATCACAAAACAACATAATCTTTTCCCAGTCAGCAAGGACACGGGAGTAAAACGGCTTCCAGTTGTTGGCTCCAGGGAGTCCAACGGCAGCGAACCCAACCTGTGTTGCAATCATTGTGTCCAGTTCACCTTCACAAATCACGAGCATGTCAGCATCTATATCCAACGCTCGCACATTGAAAATGTGTGTGCTTGCTCCTGGTCTGGAAAGATACTTCGGACCGCTATCATTGTTTAAACTACGGAAACGAATATCCACTACTCCAGAAGGAGTGAGATACGGGATAGCCAACTTACCAATGTAAGGTTCATGCCCTGCTTCAGGACTCGCCACGAAGCCGAGGCGGAACATACGCGCCGTTTCCTCTGTTATACCGCGACCCGTCAGATATGGCAGTGCTTCGCTTAGGCTTCCTTCGTAGTTCTCCGTTGCTTTCGCCAGTAATTCTCTCTGCGATTTTGAGAGCCTCGCCATATGTAACTCCTTCTCGTTTCATAATTAGTGAATACACATCGCCTGCCATGTCGCAGGCAAAACATCTAAAGCCACCGTTGTCTATGTTTAAACGAGCAGACTTTACATGGTCATTGTGGAAGGCACAACGCACTGATTGCCACCCGCCACGATTACTAGAGATAACAAATCCATAGTGTTCAAGCACTTTAACGATGTCATGTTTAGAGGTTGGGGAGGACATCACTGAGTTTCTGAACGACATACGCTTCACCAACCCCCTTGTTGCTTGCCTTGATAATTACCAATGGCGTAGGTGCAACGGCTAGTCGCTTAGCGATTCGGTAGTTCTCTGCTTCAATCTCTGCTTCCTTTATCCAACCACTTAGGTCAATGCGACCATCACGGCGTGGAGCCTTTGCTTCTACAACATAGGAACCATTGACCCCTGGAACATACACATCTCCAATGTCATTGCGACCAGCACGAGGCAAACGCTGTGCGTTTAAACCTTGCTCCATAAACCAATCGGCTAGGTCAATCTCCCACGCTGCGCCTCTACGCTTGTTCGCTTGTTGCTGACTCACGCTCTCTCCTCTCCGCTGCTTCAACCGCAGCCCAGTACAGGTTGTAGTACGCCTCATCAAATGCAAATCGTTTCATGTGCTTAGCAATCACACCAGTGTGGGCATGTACGGGTATACCCGCTGCTCTTACCTTACGGAAGAAAGCAATATCCTCACCAATAAACTTGTCGCCTCGCGCATTGTTCTCACCAAACCAAAAGTCGTCTGGAAACTTCTCGTTTAAACTAGACAGTACGCTCTTGTGCATCAGCACTAAACCCATGCCTGCGCTATCAACCTTTACTATTTGGTTCTTAGGTAAAGGATGTAGATACTTAATCTCATACTCATTACCAGTTTCATTAAAGACACATGGCATAGGTTGCATGAGCGAGCCTTCCATCTGTTTACTAATGAAGTAAACACCGCTCACCACAGGGCGAGCCACCTTGTCAGCGGCATCCCATAGGCTCTTGAGCATCTGTTGGGTAAGCACAATGTCAGAGTCAACCCACAATGCCCAGTCAGTATTGACCTTCTGCCACATCTCTATCGCTGCTTGGCGTTGGCGTGCAATCTGATTACCCTGCACACGGATAGCGTTGTTCACTGGCACACCAATGGATGGTGCATGGATGATTGTGTAAACCAAACCTTCAGTAAACTTGCCATCAGTATCGCCGTTGTCGCACCAAACTATGGATAATGTTTCCTTGCTGCTATGCGCCATACTGTTTAAACCTCGCATCTGATTTGTCCAGGATTGTCATTGCATGTTCGGCTAAGTCTTTGTAAGACTCCGCCATAATGATTAGTTTTTCTGCGACTTCTTGCACACAGTCGGGTCCGTGTTCCTCTCGGAGATGTCCAGCAAGTTGCGCCACATAGTCAGCAAACTGGAGTGACTCAAACCATGCGGCAGATGGGTTGAATACTTTGCTTGTCGCCTCATCAACCAGTTCCACAAAGTTTGGAAGTTCACTTAATAAACTATCCTTCATCTCCTGCGGGAGTGGTGAGTTCAGTATCGCTTCCTCCACCATCTCTGGAGTAATTGACAGTCCCTCCATTAACAAGGGTTGTGTATTCTTCTTCCGTAAGTTCTTGGAACCTGCCCGTTTCCTTATTCTGCCAAACATAGGTCCTCCATCCCACTGTCCATGTAAAGTTCTTAGGTAAAAACATTAACTGTGCTTTCATATCTGTAATCAGTGACTTGGTTGGCACGACCACATCTTCGCTGTCATAGGTTCCTCGTAAGTCACCCATGTTCTCAGCAATTTTTAATTCCCAATCAGTATTCTTCGTCATCTAATTCTCCATCTTCAAAGTCAATAACAACATCTATTACCGCCATGGCAACGATGATGGCTACACCAACAAGTGCTGCGAGCGCTGCAAGGATTGCGATTAAAGTTTTCATGGTTGTGCTAAGTCCTTAATCTGCATACTTGCAGGGTCGTAGGCAAGCCACACTGGGCTTGAACCTGTGGCATCAGCGGGTCCGTATCGGTTCTTCACTGCACACACACCCATTGAAGCAATCTGCCCATGTACTGTAAGTATCAGAGAAGGGGTCTGAGCCACCTTGCCATGTAGCGATGAACGCGGAGGACAAGGATTACCATTAACACCTTCACTGGTGTGGTGACAAACAACAACAGCAGCGCCAGTATCTCTAGCCCACCACTTAAGTTCACGCATAAGTGTGCGTAATCCGCCCCACTCATCCTGTCCATCAATGGTTACATCTACTGCGTTATCAAGCACAATCAGTTCAACATCTCTACCCAAACGCTCTCGTGCTGCAAGGACTGCATCCTCTACATCTTTGAGAGTAGGTGCTGAGTCAAACTCCCACATGATGTGGTCAGCAGGCTTGAGCATTTGTGCTGCCCACTCTCTGTCTGCTTCCATCATTGGTTCTACTTCTGCTTGTGTTCTGCCAGTTAACATCGCAAGCAAACGCAAACTCATAGTGTGTGAGTGAGTATCTGCGGAGATGTACAGCGTTGGTACTTGCACATGCACTGCAAGTGACAGAGCAAGTGTTGACTTACCAGCCCCTGGAGGACCAGCAATCATGCTTACCTCGCCCCGTCTAAACGCTATTTGCTGCTCAAGCAGAGAGCGCCACACTGTTGGCAGTGTCGCACCCCCTGCTGATGCAGTACGGATAGCGCGGGATAGGAGGCGCATGTGTTATACAGTCACCTTGTTTTGGCATGCCTGACCCTGTGGCTTTGGACATGCATAGAACGCCTTGTATGGGCGACCAGTTGACTTAGCAATACCTGCTGGTACGAAGCGCATTGGTCCACCACCACAAGCACAATCAGGTGCGCCTGCTGGTGCAGTCTGCACTGGGCGTGGTACCGCTGTGGTACCAACCACTGTTGACTGTGGGAAGGCATCCTTGACAACTGCCATACCTTCAACAGTTTTCTCAAGGTCAACGAGAGCAGCAAGTCTTTGGCTTACTGCATCAAGTAGTAGGTCAAGTTCGGCACCATCTTGTGCGCGAAGGTTAATCAACATGCCATCTTTCTTGGTCTTAAAGTTGATTTGAATTGCTGAGTTTTCACTCATCGTCTGTATCTCCTAGTTCTGGGTATTTGTGTGATTCGGAACCATTTACTGCATAGCATGCGTGATTGACTGAACATGTACCGCACATGAAGCCAGGCTGTGGGATGAATATGTTGTTGTCTACCGCGGTCTTGAAGCCCTTAACCTGTGAGGCTAGTCGGCGTTCAGTGTAGTGTGATAGGTCTACTGGCTCAGTTAGTTCACCAGTACGAGCCATGAAGTAGGCACCCTTGACGGGGCGGATACCCATAGCCTTCTCGCACATAATCGCGTATGTGCCTAACTGTGTGTAGGTTACAGGTGGCTTGCTTGATGTCTTGATGTCAACGACTACAAGTTCCCCATCGGGAGAAACCATAAGGCGGTCAAGAAATCCCTTCATCAGGACTCCACCAATTTCTACATTGAGTTCAGTTTCAATGGCTGCTTCACCACCTGATAGGAAGTACGGTGTGTACCCACTATCTTTGCGAAACTGTATCCAGAAATCTAACATCTTGGGTCCATTGTCCAACCACCATTGAGCATCCTCTTTGTAGGGATACTGCTTGGTAGCCCTGCCACCAGCACGGAACGGCATGCCGTTGTCAGCAAGACGGTAGTTATCCTCCCACTTATCTAGGAAGATTTGTCGTAAGTCAAAGTCGCCAATCTCCTGCAGTTGTGGACTGAGGTTGTCATACCACTCAGTACACTCGTGTAGAGATTTACCCCCTACAAGCCAGTAGGATGGGTTCTCTGGCACCTTTTGTATGCGGGTAAGGTAGAACGACCAGCCACAGTTAAGCCATGTACTCATGGCGCTGTGGGAGATGTACCCCTTACCAGTCTTTTCTTCAAGTGTCATGTTTCTCCTTTGCAATAGAGGAGTGTACACGCACCTCGCTCCTCTATTCAGCGACACGCCGAAGAATAAACTACACCAGTGTAAGTACAAAAATCAAGTTTTTTCAGTACACTCCTGTTCGTGCAGAACGGGTTAAGTGTATGTGTCTGCTGAAGCGTAAGCGTAAGCAGGCTGTAGTTAAGCATGATTATCGTGGTATTCCAACTCATGCTTGTCCGTGTGGCTCAATCCTTTTAAAAGTTAATTGCATATTTGAAGATGGCGAAATTGCTGCATGGTTTACAGAAGCAGAGTGTGCTATCTGTGGCTCGCTAGTAACCGCCCCGACACCAGTGGATAACCAAGATGCCGAAGTATGATTTTAAATGTAATGCCTGTGGCATTGTCCAAGAGTTGCTATTGCCAGTAGTTGAAAGTTCAACTATTCCTAACTGCACATTATGTGATGGTCCTATGGTGCGGGTGTACACACCACCTGCCATATCCTTCAAGGGTCCTGGATTTTACAAAACAGATAACAGGTAGTACTATGAATTTGCTACAGTATTTGGGGAAGTATTGTAGTGGTAATACTCCTATCGGATAAACGCAAAAAAAGCCCCCGCTCATCAAGAAAAATCTTGACGGCGGGGGTTCTTTTGTTTAAACGGTATTAAGTTATTTTCCTCTACCGAATTCAGTAGCCGATGGGTCTAGCCACTTCAACACTGGTCCAAGGAAGCCTGCAAGGGCTGCCATGCCAAGTGTTTTGATGTCAGTTTCACCAGCGAGGTAGAGTGCTATTGCAGCAGATGCTGCAGCACGGAACCAGGTCAGCGATACTTGCTTTAGTGTTTCCATTTATTTGCCTTTCTTGCCATGTACTTTGCAGCAGGTACATACTGGTACCAAAATGGTACCTTTTGCCACCTTTTTCTTGGGCGTTCCACCAATGGCTTCTGCCACTATCTGCTTAGTTAGGCTTGGTTGGTTTCTCCACCAGAACCATGGGCTGGTATCACCAGCGAACTCAGGTCTGATGGAAACATGGAGGTGTTTTTCGTGCTGATTACTACCCGTATACTTTCTGTCACCTTGACTCTTGTATTTGCGGGACCAAATCTTTCCGTTGAATATGAGATAAGCAACTCTGTCATCTTCTTTGAGTCGCTGAAATATCTCCGCACAGTCAATACCACGCTTGGGGTCATGGGTTAAGTCTACCGCAAGACCCGTATTGTGGTCTGAGTTAGGACTTAGTTTTAAATGTGCAGTGGAAGGGAGTAACCCATCCGTTGCTTTCTTCCGCAGGGGTGCAAGGGCAGTCGCCTGGCGCAGCATGGCAATGGCAGCAGGGCTGGCAGACTTGGCAACCTTGGGTTTCATCTTTCACTTCCTTAATACTTCTTTGACGAGTTCAGTTAATAGGTCAACTTTTTCTTCAAGGTTATTTACCTTGTCTTTTAGACTTGACCCACCATTGGGCTTTAGTTCCGACAAGTAATGTTTGGTTAAATGCTTAACACCCATAGCAAGTGCGCTTACAAGGGTGGTAATGGATACGGCTAAAGCAGCCCAATCAGCAGGAGTCATGTTCTTATCCTTATGTGTTTAAACGACAGTACGAGCGATGATTTGGAGAATCCCACCATAACCAGAGTAGTTTCCATTAGGTGGTGTGGTGCGGGTGAAAGACACCTGCTCAATCACTGCCTCAATAGGTTCTCCGTCAGCAGTGAAATCTTGGATGATGATGGTTTCGCCTTGGGCTTCCATAGCCTCAAGTGCTTGCAGTCTACCTAGCGCGTAGCCTTGGAATCCCATAATGTTCTTGTTGCGGTCACGCTCCGAATCAAAACAAAAGACAGGGATTTGAATAACACGAGCGCGGGTAGGAGTAGGCAGAGCCTTAACAGAGTAACCATAAATAACAGCGCCAGTCGTGGCATCTGTATCGTTACGATTGAGGCGGAACTTAAACTGCGCTTCAACTCCAACATCCTCAAAAACCGATGAGAGGTCGTAGTCATAATCAGTTGTACTCCCTTGGGCTACAGTTCTAAATGCTGTATCAGTTCCGTTTTCAGTACGGAAGATGTCAATGTCGCCTTGTAGTGTTCCTTCGGTGCGTAGTTTTAAACGCTTCCATGCTTTGTTCTCAAGGGTTTCATAACGGATAATGCCTGTGGTTAACTCACCAGACTCAACCAAGTCAGCATCATCTTCAAACCATAATCCAGATGAAGCAACTGTGAAAGCCTTGCGCCCATCATGTGTAGTAGCAATAGCCCAAACACTGCCAGTAGTTTCTGGAGCATAAACATCTTTAGCCCAAGCATAGCCACCTGACTGCAGTGGTTGACCTAGATTAACTCGTACCAACCCTGAGTAGCCACCAACTGCAGCAGATACTCCAGCGTATACAAACTCAGCACGAGCAGTAAAGGCGTAGATATTGCCAGTAATTGGTACAACTATTGGTCCATAGGACAGGTCAGCATTAGCATCAGCAATGGCTACACGCACACCTTGGTCTGTTCCTAGCACCACATAGGTACCAAGGTATCCGAACATGGCGGTTAACTTCTCGCCAGTAGGTAGTTGAAGCACGCTAGTCATTGTTGTCAATGCGCCAGTGCTATCAACCTGAATCTTAAATGCCGTGCCTTGGTCGCCAGAATATCCGCCAACATAGATGGCAGCAGAGGACTCTGTTACAGCAGTAAATGTAAAGCCAATAGGCAACGATGTTGAACCATTGACAGCAGTTAGTGTGCTGATATTGATTGTTGAACCAGTATTGCGGGCTAGTTCATACACAAAAGTATTCTTGTTAACATCTGTGTATGCAAGGATAAAGCGTTGCTTTACATAGTTAATACTTGCGCTCGCTGCATTGGCTGAGTTAATTGCATAGTCCTGATGTAAGGCAGGGCTTGCTGCATCAAATGAGTAGCGCCATACTTTAGTGGCGGTTACTAGCATTAAGTCATTACCACCCATGCAACCATAGAGGATGTCCTCGTTAATGGCTGTGTTGTTTGCAATGACAGTCTGGCTCATATCAGAAACTCTGATACGGATAATGCGGTTTGTTTCAGTGGCAGAACCAGTTACTTTAATTAGATACTCAACGCCACCAATGGTTGTTGCAAATATGCCTGAGCGGTCAGTAGATGCCTGAGCAAGAGTGCAGGACTTAAGTAACTTAATCTGTCCTGGAGTCCATGGGTCAATACCTACTGAGTCGTAATATCTAAAGCGTGCCTCATCAAGTGTTCCAACAATTGGCTCTTGATACTGTGAGTCTGTGCCAAGGTGGAAAGACGACTGGCTTCTAATCCAGTAGCCTGAACCAGACAGTGATTGCTCGCCTGGGTCGCGGAGTTGGTCAACACGAGCAGTTCTAAACTCTGCAGTCTGTCTGCGGTAAGGAGTGTTGTCTGTGATGGCTGCAATGAAAGGCATGCCACCAATAGCAAAGTCATACTTGTATGTAGTCGGGTCGTAATAGGTTGAGATGCGACCAGATAAGTCAATGACTACGCGTTCAGATATATCGGGTGGTCTGCTATCTACCATGTCGCTCCTTGTTTTTGGGTATGAAAAATGAGCAGTTTAAACGCATGCTCAGGCGTAGAGGACTATCATATTGTCCCCTCTGTTTAGGTTATTATCCTACGAGATTGTGCCATTTTCCTCTGCATCTGGGTTTTCTAGCCAGCGCAGGTAACGTTGATAATCGGAGTTGGTAGGGTTGGTTGGAATCTGTGCGCCATCGCTTCTGATAATAATTTCAATGCCCAACGGCGTTTCAATTTTTTCATAAATAAACATAGTCATAACTCCGCGCTAAATCCTGCGGTTAATTTAATTGCCGCATTGGCTGTCCAGTTGCTTGATGAATTGTAAACGTTTACCGAAAATGTGCTTGCGCCGTCTAAACCGACAGTCCCAGCACTCCCAGTATTTACCGCAAAAGTCGCACCGCTGACCAATGTTGGTGACGTTCTCATAACAACAGGAAAATAAACCACTCCCTGATAGGCGTATGAAGCATCAATAGCCCTCATAATATAATTATTGCCAGCGGTAACTTGGTAAAAATATCTCTGGCAAGCGGCTAACTCGCTTTGAATTGTTCCGCCCGCTCTTTTGAACGTTGTCGGTGCAGACCCTAGTTCCAGTTGGACTCCTGTTATCTCAAACCAATCATTAGCCCCAGCGGTTCCAGTATTATTCATATAAGGGTTAAAACATATTTCAGTTGCTGTGCTAGCGATAGTAGCAGTAAAAGAAAAACGCTGCCAAGAAGTTGTGAGTGTTACAGTTCCCGAAGCGGGTTGTGCTTCTCCTGTAAAACCTACGCTCTGTGTTCTCGCTTGGTCTGTTCCTGTTCCTGTGTATAAGATATATCCCAACAAACTGCTAGTTGGACTATAATTAGCACCACATTTTGCCCAAAATGAAACAACAACAGTTTTATTTGCAAATCTTAATGACTCTTGTGTTTCAATATTATGATACATCCCCATTCCAACTGTGTTGGAAGTTCCTGAATCCCTTTGCAGTCTTAGCGAATATTGAAAACCATCAAGGCTTGCGGTTTGTCTAGAAACTGTAAAACCTGTTTGAGAACCCTTAAACCATCTGTCTGCTGTATAAACCGATGCGCTAGTGAAAGAGGTTCCGCGCTGCCAAAAATCCATCCCGCCGTTAATTATGGCGTTGCCGTTATAAGCAGACTGCCAGCGAAGCCCTGTGCTAGCGGCAGAATCCGCGACAAGAGTGCTGCCCTGTTCTGTTGGGGCTGCTAATACTGCTGGTGTTGATGCAGCAGAGGCAGTAAGTAAATCTCCCTTTGCGGTTAAGTTAGCAAGAGTATTTACTGAACCAGCATTGTTTACCGAGAACAAGACTGTGCCTGCGGTATTAGTTACCTCAATAGCATTACCCTGACTTACGGTAACGCCTTGTTTACTTACGCGTTTGGCTCCCATTTAGTTACCTTCCTCATCTGGAATTATAGTACCGTCTGCAAGTATTTCTCCGCTAGGAAAAGCAGGATGGTCCCACTCATAGGTAAGCGGGTTATCATCTAGTTCCGCTGGTTCTCCTAAGAGAACTCCGTTGACCGTCAAGCCCTGACGGCTTGGGTCTTCTGACCATAGTGTTCCCATATTAAGAACCTATCCTTCCTGAGTAGTAACTTGTAATTGTGGCAACTTCTGCTGAAGTAAGTGCTCTACGGAATACTGCTGCTGCAACAAACTCCATATCGTTATATAGCGCTGTTAAAAATCTACCAATCCTAGTTAATGTAAAATTAGTCAAATCACCAGTAGTGTCAGCAACGGTTCCATCAGTAGAATTGTTGACATACATTTCTAAAGTACTTCCAGCATTTCTTACACCTGCTGAGGTATAAAGAGTTCCAGCAACGAATGCTCCAGCAACAGTATCTGTTACTCTGTTGGTTCCGTCTTGTGCCTCAACAGCATATGTATCAGATGCAACTCTAATACCCCAGCCAGGACCAGTTCCAGTTGTAGTTGAAGACTTAAATATAACTGGACGATTTGATGTACGAGTTGTCCATTGTCTTGTTATTGCAACTATAGTAAATGATTGACCAGTTCCAAAATTAAGGAAATCTATACTGCTAGGAATAAAAGTATTAGTGGCTCCTGGATAAAGGTAACCAGGAGTTCCAGTAATACCAGCGCTTTCATAATTATCACCGCTGCGGTTGATTGTCACGGTAGCAGCATTGGCACTGGACTCTGTGAAGTCTGCCTGTAATAGGCTGGTAATGCTAGTCTCAAAGTTAGCATCAAATACTACTGTGCCACCAATGCCGTCTAATACTTGAGCACGGAAAAACTTGCCATTAGCAGGTTGCGCGGAACCAATTCCGCCTACATATAAAGCCGAGGCTCCGCTAAAGATAGATGCTGTTCCAGCAGTAACAACTGCATCACCTAACTGAGTCCAAGTGGTTCCATCGTCAGATGTATAAAATGTAACGGTATGACCAGATGCTCCATTGTCAACATCTAAAGTTGCTCTAACCCACTTAGTTGCACCGTCAGCAATACCAGTTGCAACAGTACTATAATATCCTACTTGGTTTGTTGATGTTCCATCAGGGCTAATAAATAAACTAAGCGTTCCATCGGTCATAACATTTAACCAATAAGAACGATTAGATACAGCAGAAGATGATTTTGAAATTAAAGTATTTGTTACTCCTGGTGTCCAGTCATCTAATGCAACTTTACAACGAAGGTCTACGTCTCCAGTAATATCTAACGCTGCAGCATCTGGAGTGCTTGCATAGTTACCAGATGTACCAGGCAAGTATAGATATGTTCCGCTAGACATATACCTAGCATCTACCACCATAGAATCATCAGTACCAAATAGCCATAATGGGTTAACTACGCATACAGTCTTGCGACCAGAGGTGCTACGGTTAATAGTAACTGTCTGACCAGTAAGGGCAGTAAAGGAAGTAGCAGCACCGCTAGTAATTTGAGAGGTATCTACATCTAGTACTGGTGCAGCATCAATGCCGTTGCAGATTTGGGCGCGGAATACTTTGCCTGCAAGAAGACGGGTTGCTACTGGGTCTTGACCAAATGTAACATCTGCAGTTCCAGAGAAAAATGATGTTGTTCCAGAAATTGTTACTGTAGTTCCTAGTTGAGTCCAGGTAATTCCATCATCGGATGTAAAGAACTTAAAGTCTCTACCTCCTGCTCCGTTATCTACATCAACAGTAGTCCTAATCCACTTTGCTGCTCCATCGGCAAACCCTGTTGCAACAGTAGAATATCTTGTTGTTTGAAGTGTTGTTCCATCAACAGAAGAACCAAATGCTAAGGTTCCATCAGTTTCAACTTCAAATCTATATGAAATGTTTGAAGTGGCTGCTTTTGCAATAATAGAAGTTCTTGCTGCGGGGGTCCAGTCATCTAAGGCTACATATGCCCTTAAGTCTATATCTCCTGTAATATCTAAGGCTGCGGAATCTGGCACAGATAAATTATTTCCAGATACTCCTGGCAGATAAACATAATTAATACCATCCCAAGCAAGATACTTAGGGTCATTAGAGTCAGCAGATGTAGTTGAACCAACAGTTGTAGGTAGTACGCTACCTGCATAGCCAAGGTTAGTTACAGTCTGACCTGCTGCAGAACTATGTGCAGAGTCAATCCAGTATGCTGCTTGCTTTAATAATGTTTCACCAGGGTGAACTCTGGCAGGTAGGTTATTTAGTACGCTACCTTCAGCAGCATAGTTGCGGAACTCAACAGCAAGAGTAGCAGTAGCATCAACGCTGGCTGCAGATGCTGCAGCAGCGGTAGCACTAGCAGCAGCAGAAGTTGCTGATGTTTCAGCAGATGATGCACTGGTAGCAGCCGAAGTAGCAGATGTTGCTGCTGCGCTGGCTGATGTAGCCGAAGCCGTTGCTGAGTTAGCAGCAGATGTAGCAGAGGTGCTGGCGCTGTTAGCGCTAGTCAAAGCCGATGAGGCTGAAGTTGCTGCACTGGTAGCAGAAGTAGCAGCAGCACTGGCACTTGTTGCCGAAGAAGTTGCCGAGGTAGAGGCTGAGTTAGCCGAAGTCAGGGCAGATGATGCTGAGGTGCTAGCCGAAGATGCGCTAGTTGCAGCAGCAGTAGCAGAGGCAGCAGCCGAAGTTGCCGAAGTTGCTGCAGCACTTGCGCTGTTAGCAGCATCTGTTGCATAGCCTGCAATCGTTGCTACAGAAGCAGCAGCGGTAGTTGCAGATGCAGCAGCGCTTGTCGCTGATGTGGCTGCAGCAGTGGCGCTTGCAGCAGCGCTTGTAGCGCTGGTAGCAGCAGCCGTGGCTGAGGCAGCAGCAGAGGTTGCTGAAGTAGCAGCAGCGGTAGCGCTTGTTGAAGCAGCAGATGCACTTCCAGATGCAGCGCTTGCGCTTGCTGCAGCAGATGTAGCAGAGGTAGCAGCAGCAGTTGCACTTGCTGCAGCAGAGGCTGCAGAAGTGGCAGCAGCAGTTGCTGAACCAAGGATTGCATCTACATAATTTTTAGGAGTTGCTGATGAATCAACCATGCCAGCACTTGACAAACCAGTTATGACTGGAGAGCCAGATATGGTTGGGCTTACGAAAGTAGCAGCGGAGGCTGTAAAGGAGCCAGTTAGTGTGCTTGATACAATCGTAGATGAAGTAACTGTTGAACTTGTAACTGTGGCTGAGGTAAATGTACCACCAGTAAATGTTGCGCTGGTTGCAGTAAATGCACCAGTTACAGTACCACTTGAGTAAACTTTATTAGTAAGGGTTTGAGCCTTAGTTGTACCAACAATAACACCATCACCTGTGGCAATACCGTGAACATGTGTCTGATTAGCAGCGGTAAGTATTGCCTCATCAATATCGTAACCACGAGCAGCAATGTGGTTCTCTGACTCACGGAAGTCACGACCAGATACACCATGGCGAACCACTGCACCAGCAGAGTGGGCTACAGCCTGTGTATTGTCGGAGCCACGAGTTACAATAAGAGTTGTGCTTGTACCACTTGTGACTGTAATGACTTCTTCTTTAGAGGTATCTGGGTCAACGATTAGCGTATATGGAAATGATGTCGGAAATCCGCTAATGGATGCGACAATAAATGATGTGTATGACTGTCCCTGCGATTGTGCGGGAATAGATGCTTGGAGCGAGGTTTCTACTGCGGTTGAGGAGTAGTACCGCGCTGGTGAGCCTGGGTCGCCTGCTGCCATTTTCTACCTTATCTCTGATAGTGCGAACGGATTGGATTTTGACGGCGTTGGTTATTCGCCACTTCTAGTAAACGCTGTTGATAAATGTTGTACAAGAATCTGGCTGCGTTCTGCCCTGAACCATTTGGGCGCACGCCATCTAAAATATCTGCTGCTGCAGATTGTGGACCTAGGCGTGATGGGTCCAAAAATGAAATCATGCGGAAGGCTGCGCCATAGATAACAACATCTTCCGAGTAAGATGGAAAGCCAGTGACTGTTTCATATTCCTGATTGTCGCTTGTTAGAAGCGTTGGGCGCTTGCTATAAACAACATGGATAGTTTGTCCTGGAATTACACCTGAATAAATTGATAGGCTCTTTGTGGTAGCAAAGGCATCTGAATCAGCAGTTCTATCTAACTGCCAGCCACGAGCAGGGAACCACTCTTTGGTTGGACCTACGATTGAGTAGGTTACAGATAGGACATTTTGGACAGCAGCAGGAATCTCATAGGAGTACTGTGCTGCGATGTAATCAAAGTCGTATGTACCAACTGCATATACCATTGGATACATAGCATCAATGGTGTTGTTAATGGCGTTCTTAATCTCTTGGCGTGGGAACAACGGAGCCATAGTTACCTTGGCATTTGCATCATGTGCAGCAGCAGTTGTGCCACGCTGTGCTCTACCCCAAGGTGCAATGGTTAAGGTATTAGCCACATTGTCAGTAGAGTTGACGAATACGATTTCATCGTCAATCTGTACATAACCGCGACCAATGACTGAAGCATCATAAACGCTCATAGTTGTGGCTGTGCTAGTAGCACTGCTGACTAACCAAGAGGCAGGCTCTGTGTTTTCTGTATAGCCATGTAGCACCGCTTCAACGCGGTCTGCTAGTTGTGCAAATGTACTCATAGGTTAATGCTCCTTAGCGCAACTACGGCTGATAATCCAGAGGTACCTGCAAGTTCATTGCAGATGGCGTTTAAACCTTTGTAATCATTTGGCTGGCGAGTAGAACTAGCCTTGTAATTCAGGGCAGCAATAAGTCCTAAGCCAGAGGTTCCAGCCCATGCGTTAGCGGCACCCTGTGGTGCCTCATAGACTGTATAAACGGGATATGTACCGCCATTGGCTAGACGGTTAAGTTCACCCGTTAGGGTACTTCCTGCTACTCCTGTTGCCATTACTTGCCTTTCTTCTTAGCCTTACGAGCCACTGCTGCGTTATCTACTAGGTTCGGATACTTCCGACCCGCAGCCTTTGCACGAGCCTTGGCTGCAGCCTTCTGTGCAGAAGTAAGTTTTGTAGATGTCTGCTTTGGATTCTTCTTGTCCCAAAATGCTTTACCCTTCACCATTTCACCTTGTCTGCCCAATACGCTGCACTCATCTTGCCCTTAGCAATGTTCTTTGCGTGGCGTGCTTTAAATGATTTTTGGCGTGCTGTTGGTTTTCTATCGCCAGTTACGCCTTGCTGACCAAAACGGATGGTCTTAACTTGACTGCCTTCTTTTGCCACCACCACATGTGATTTAGTTGGGTGGCTTGGTGTGCGCTTTGGTTTATTGAAACCAGAAACGCCAGCCCTCGCTAGGCGAGGGTCGCGCTTACTTCTTTTTTCCGCCACGCTTAGCAGCCTTTTTCTTAGCCATGCCTGCTTCGCTCATTGCGATAGCAACGGCTTGCTTACGGGACTTGACCTTGGAACCTGAACCTGACTTCAAAGTTCCGCGCTTATACTTTCCCATTACATCTTCAACAGTTGCTTTACCCATGCCTTTTGGCATTACATACCATCCTCATCGTCATATTCCATTGGTTTCATGCCGTGGGGAGTTTCGCCAATGCGAACGATTGGCTTGTTGTACTTCGCTACATCTGGAGCCTTTGGTAGTTGTGTAGGTGTTCTGCCACCAACGCCATAAGGTGTTACAGTTCCGAAGCAGTTGCACTCAATGCACATTGTTATTCTTCCTCATCTTCGTAAATGTCCTCATCTTCAATGGTGGGAGAGGGCAGTCCCCACAGCGGTTCTGGAACGATGGGTTCAATCGTCATCATCTTCCTCCATCATCCGCTTAATCTCATCCTCAGAAGGTGAGCGATAGTTCACCCAACTTGGATAAGAACTCTTTTCCATTACAAAGGTCAGGGCTACATCAGACTTAAAGCCTGACTTGAGTAGGGCGTGGTAGTACTCATTGAGCCAGATGCAGTACATTTCCAGTTCTGTATATGACTCATCTTTGACTGTACGCACACGCTTAACTGGTTGTTTCTTCTTTGGTGGTTTGCGAGCAGCCATGTTTCCCTCTCTATGCTCCGAACGCTTTGCCTGTTTCGTTTGAAATTCTTACTGCCTCTTGTACTTTCTTCATGCTTGTGCCTGCGGGCTGTATGCCCTGTGCGCGGGCATCTCTGTATGCCTGCAATTCTTTATCCCACTTCTTGGTAGATGTCTGCAGGTTAGAGTTGGCATCTCCTGTATTCATTACAAGAGTTCCAACCTTGCAACCAAAGCATCCTTCTACGAACTCTGGATGGGTCTGTATTTGATGTAGGTTCATGCTGGTGTTATGTACGCTCCGTAGCCCTGAGCAGTTAACTCATCGGCTGTCTGTTGGGTAATTAGAGTTGTTGTTCCACCTAAGTAGAACTCCTCAGCCTGGTCTACTTGAACCTGACTTGGGTATCTGAACGAGGAATACACACCGTTTAAACGCAACACTGAGATACCACGGGCTATCTTGTAGCGAGCAAAGAGGATGTTATCTCCTGCTGGTGTTTCATCTACCGAAGGGGTAGTGAAGTTATACATTGACATTAAGCCTCCTAATGGACTCACCCCGAAGGGATAGACTTTTCAAATATGCCTATCCCTCAGAGTCAATCAACTACAGAGCAGCGATTGAGGAACCAGTTTCAATGCGGTATAGCGCCTCTTGACGGTAGATGCTCCATCCGAGAACACCGTACCAACCGATTGGGCGGAAACGCATCAACTTGTCAGTTACTGGTCCGATAACAACATTTGGCTCTTGTGCAACTGCCTCAGCCAATGCCTGCTTTCCAGCAAGGATTGTTGAGAATACGCGAGTTACAGGAGTTACTGTTACAACTGTAGATACAGTTACAGCAGCGGTGTTAGCGGTGTCAACAGTAAATGTGGTTGTTGAACCTGATGTGGTGATTGCAGTAATCTTGGCACCTGAAGCGATACCAGTTCCTGCAATCTTGTCGCCAACCTCAGCACGAGATGCGATGACAGATGAAGAAGCAACACCGAAGGTGAAGCCTGCAGAGGTACCAGCAACAGTTACTGTTGTGGTTGCCAATGCTGTCTGGTCTGCACCTGACTTAGCAGAGTACATGCGTGGGTTCTCAATGTAGAACGCACCTTCGTAAGTTCCGATTGAGCCAGCAAATAGATTGCCAAGTGAAGCATCTGTGTGTAGGTGGGACTCACGCCATCCGACAGAGCCTGTTTCGGCACGGAGGTCGTGTGATACTTCTGGGTGAATACCAACCCAGTATAGGCTTCCAGCGCGTGGAACAGCCTTGTTTGAACGCAACTTAGCAACAGCCTTGCGTAGGTCAGCAGAATCAATTGTGTCTGATGCTGTGATGGTAGCAGTGGATGTGCGAGTTCCGCCGTAGATAACATTGGTACCCTGGACAAGGACATTTTGTGCCACTGTGTCTAGTGAGTCAGCCATGTTGTAAGCGATGATGTCTGCAACAGCAGGGTCAACATCGGATAGTGAGAACAACTGTAGTTTACGAGTTACAAGTGATGCATTGCCGTACTCGCCAAGTGTGACGGAAACGGTATCTACATCTGATAGTGCAACTGCATCAACATCGGTAGTTTCTGCAAGTGTAGCGGTTGCAGGTGTCAAATCGTTGTAGAGTGAGAATACAACGGATGACCCTGGCATTGCCTGCTGAGCAGGCTTCTTATCCGCAACAGCACGAATCATCGGCTGAGCGCGGAGGGCAAATTCAACATAACGGTCATACGCGGTCTTTACTAGACCAGCAATAGCCGAGGTGTCGGTATAAGCATTTGCCATGTGGGTTCACCTCCTGGTGATTGGTTGATGTATGGGTTAGTTATTGCAATCCAAGGAGTGCATCTAGGTCCTCACGAGATTTGGCTGAGGCAATCTTTGCAAACGCATCTTCGTCAATATCTGGCGCAGTGCCAGTGGCGACCATGTTGTTGATTCTTGCTTGTGCCAAAACTTCTGGACTCTTTTGTACAGACTTTTCCTCAGATGGAGTTTGGATTCCAAACACATCGCCGTATTCATTAACCCAGTTATTGATTGCTTCCTCAGAAGTATCAATATCTTGTGGGATAAATGCAGCAATCTTTGGGTTTAATCCCTTAGCCTGTAGCACATCCTTGACAGTACGCTGACGGGTCTGAGTTTTCAGACCGCTCAACTCCTGCTCTAGTTCTTTTGCACGCTTTTCTAGCGCACGATTTACTTTGCGGAGTTGACTGACAACATCAGTTGTGGTGTCGTCATCTTCGTCATCGTATTCATAATTGGTAGCCATCTACCTATCTCCCTTTTCTTAGTTGTATTCGCAATCCACAATGCAATTCGGGGAAATTACATTGGCTATTGCTCCCAGACTTTTACGCTCCCCTGGGCTGGTCGGTCAGGGTGAGGATTCTCTATATTGCTGTTGTGGTGCTTCTTAGGCTTGAGCCTGTTACGCCACCGCGAGCGCTGAAGCGAGCCGCTTCACGCTGAGCGCGTTGTTGTGATGCAAGTAGCGCCTCTGGACTGCCTTCAATAACAGCCTTAAGTGCTTCTTGCTCGTTGTACTCAACACCTTCAATGCGGGATAAACGCTGTTGTGTACTGCGTAATTGACCTGCAGTACCAAGTGCCTTAGATAGTTCTGCCTCTGAAAGTTTTGCATAAGACTCTGTGCCAGCAATGTTTTCTGCTTGCTGTGCTGTAATGCCACCAAGAGTAAATCCAGCAGCACGACCAATTCCTACGAATTGCGCAGCCTTAGCCTGCTTCTGAATCAATGGCAATGCACGGTCTGCATCAAGAACGAAGGCTGTTAAATCGCCTTCTCCTACGCCATAGAACTCAATAAGTTGTGACTTAACCGCAGGATTTAGGCTGCGAGCCAAGTCCTGACCTACCTGTAGGCGGTCTTGATATTCTTTAGGTGAAACTTGCTTGCCAATTAAATCACCGAAATCTTCTGGTCCATCATAGAAACCTTTTGGCAAATCAAAGAAACGAGCAGTTTGAATCATGGCGTTTTCGTTTCTTATGTACTCTGCCTCTGTAATAGTACGACCCGCTTTACGCAGTGCAGCCATACCAGGAAAACGCCTTTGATATTCTGGTTGGTCATAAAGTTCAAGCATGACTTGTTCTTCGGAAACATCTGCCATAATACGGCGGTCAATAAAACCAGCCAATTCCGTAAGTCCGTAGGATGCAAGTAAATTAGTTAGTTTGTCTTTAGCCTTTATTTTAGTAGCCAACTTAGCAGCATCTGCTTCAGCCTTTTGCTGTGCAGCAAGTGCATCAAACTTAGCCTGTTGTGCAGCAAGTGCTTTAGCAACCGAAGCATCAACATCAGCCTGAGTTAAGCCAGAAGTGCTAACTGTTGGTGCACTTGTAACTACTGGAGTAGCGGTTACAGTAGGTGTGCTAGTAATTGTTTGACTACTGGGTGGCGTTACTACTGGTTGATTAACAAGAGTATTAGCACCTACCGCACTATTAGGGTCTGCTTGTGTCGCACCACCAATTGAACGGGAACCATACTTTGCTTGATTTTCTGGAGTATTAGGCGCTCGGTATTGTTTCCACTCACCAGTATTAACTCCGCCAATCCAAGAATAATAATAAATATAATTATCATCTGCTGGCTTAGCAGTAGGGCGTGTATTAAAGTCGAACATTGGATTAGAAGCAGCACGGGCTTCTGCTTCCTTAGCCATATTTGCTTCTCTGTCTGCCTGAAGAATATCAGCACGGGTAGCACTTACTGGTAAGCCGTCTTTATATTCAATACCATTTCTAGTTCCAGTAAATGCTTTTCCATCTGCAAGTAATGGTCGGGCTTTAGTTCCATCTCCAGTAAACTTCTGAGCAGTTTGCACATTTGCTGCTGTTGTTGCAGTAGTGGTAGAAAGATTAACTGTAGTCGCTGGCTTCGTAGTATCAAAAGGCATAGTTGCTGAAGTAGCAGGTTTAGTTGTATCAAAAGGTAGGTTTACAGCATTAGGCTTAGCAGTTGTAGTTGCTGTAGTTCCTGGCTGAGGAACCGCTGTTTTGATAGCGGCTGCTAGTTCTGCATCTTTTTGAGCATCTGTTTTAAAAGTATTAGAAATTGTAGTAGCAATTTGATTTGTGGCTTTGTCTGATATAACAGCACCAACAGGTGAAGACTTTACCTCTGGGTTTTGAACTACAGCCTCTGTAACGATAGGTTCTAATTTGCTAATAACTTTAGCAGGTACAGACGGTGCAACCACTGGGGCTACAGCCTTAACTACTTGATTTACAACAGTTTGAACAGCGGCAGTAGTGGGGGCAGTATTTTTTGGTGAGTCAACTACCGCAGGAGAGTTAATGACTGCTGTAGTGGCAATACTAGCAAGTGCTGCTAGTTCTTTTTCCAATGCCACTGTATCAAAGTTGCTAAAATCACCAAAAGAAATATTAAAGTCAAACATTTAGATTGCCGCCAATCCGAATTTATTTAACAAGCGCATCCCATAACCCTCATACATGCGTGTGGCATTTTCTGTGTACTGCCAACGGTCATCTTGCTTGATTAACTTCTCTGCATCCCAAACTGGGCGTGCAATAATCTTGCCAGTTTTCTCATCTGACATCGTAAATATCTTGCCGTCTTTCCACAATGGGTCGCTCCAGTCAAGAGTATCCTCATCTACTTCAAGTAGGTCTGCCCACTTCTTGCGATGTAAGGTTGTTAAATCCCAAAGAGTACGACCTGCTGCAAAGTCATCTGCCCAGAACTCGTAGTTCTTTGCCTGCATATCTGCAATCTCTTTTTTGATTTGGTCAGGGGTAGACTTAACACGCAATCCATCTGTGGTTACTTCACCAATAAGACGGCGCTGGTAATCAGTTACGGTCTGTTGGCTTAATGACATGCCCATAAGGTTTGCATAAGACTGAATATCTTGAATCTGACCTAGATACGCTCCACCACCTGCAGTGTCAAAGATGCTCTTATTGCCAACGATTTGGTTTTCAATGTAGTCATTATCCCAACCATTGATAAATGATGTTTCTGCTAAACCTGAAATATAAGCAGCGATAGTTGGGTCTTTTAAATCAAGACCGAGGGCGGTTGCAATACCAGATATGGTTATCTTATACTGGCTAACATTTTGGTTATACCACTTCTCGCCATACTTATATCTACCTGCAATGTTTGCTGCAACTGTAGGACCATTGTTTAGATACCAGTCGCTGCTGGTAATCATGTCTACAATTTCACCCTCTGAATAGAGGAACTTACCTGTTACAGGGTCGCGTACAGCATCGTAGATAGCCTTAAGTTGTGGCACATTTTTAAGAAGATTGATAATCCAACCTGTAGTAGTTGGTGTTAGTTTGCTGTCATCATCCTGAGCAAATGGGTCGCCCCCGCCATCAATCTGCGCTGTTGGTTGTACCACTATTAACCCCTAAGTCCTAGTGCCTTTTCAAGGGCTGTGCCGAATACATTATTGGTCTGGAATTCTGCATATCTTGGGTCTTGCATAGCCTGCTTCTCAGCCAACTTTGCAGCCTCTGCCTCACCAAAACCTGGAGTTGTTACAGTCATCTTCTTACCTTTAACTGTTTTAACTTCGGTCTTTGTAGGTTTCTCAAGTTGCTTCTGGCGAATCAAGTCAGCAAAAGCATTGGCTTCATCATCATTGATAATGCGACCAGTTTCTGCTTCCATGTATTGCTTAAGCAACTCTCTGGAATTAGCCTTCTTGATAAGTTGTGTGCTGTATGAAGGACCAGTATCTCCACCGCCACCCCATAGACCGCGCTGAATATCAAGCAACTGGTATGGAGTTAATTTTTGTCCTTGGCGATTAGCCTCTAGTGAAAGTTTACCCCATGTTTCCCATTGACTTTTGAGTTCTTGGAAACCAGCAGATGCGCTAACTACGCCTGCTGCTACTAACTTAGCCTTCCACTCAGCCAAAGCCTTTGGGTTTGCCATAGGAAATTGCTTGTTCCATTGTGATATTGAAATAGTGTCTGATGTAACTTCAACAGGGCGACCGCCTGCAAACTGTGGAGGAGCGCTAGATATAATTTCTTTCTTGCCTGTATAAACGCCAGCACCGCCAACCATTACATCTTGTGAACCCATGATTGCACCGATATTAAAATTAGGATTCTTCATAAGTTGTTGACCAGCAGCAGTACTCATCAGGGCATTAATATCACCACCTGCTGCCTCATATTGAGCCATGCCCATCATTAAATCTGTATTGGCTTGGTCTGCAATAGCCTGCTGTTGTGCTGCAGCAGCATCTGCATCATCTTCGCCAGTAAGCGCACCAACAACTGCACCAGCAATACCTAATAAACCAGCACGCTTTACTGTTTTTTTAACATCTACTTTGCCATCTGGCTTCTTAGGAATAACAGTTTTAGCAAGCCCAGTGACAGCCTTGCCGCCTGCCTTAGCACCAGCAATAGCAGCACCTGCCTTAGCAGCAATCTTGCCAGGGCTTACTACTTCACCAGATAGTTTAACCATTGCTTCTGTAGGTAACATCTTTGTCTTTTTAAAAGACTCATAGGCTTTAGCATCCCGTGTAAAGATACTGACGGCAATGTTAAATTGCTCAGTAGGCAAGTCGGGGTATGTATCCCGTAATCTTTTTGCTATCTCTGCTCTAGTTGCCATAGTCCTATCCAAGTGTTACTGGGTCGTTTTGTAAGAATCTGTTATAGAAATCGCCAAACTCTGGTGAGCCTTTACGAAGTTGTGCAATGGTTGAATTCCATAGTGCATCTAAATCAGCATTATCTTCTGCTGTTAGCGTTGATGCCATACCGTATGCCTTGCGGTTAGCAAGTTCACGGGCTATCTGAGTACGCATATTTAGGTATACAGCCATAGATTGAACTACTGCTCTGCGACCATTTTCTGCCATCCACTTAGGGTCTGACAACATGGTACGCATAGACTCCATGCGGTAAATCCACTTGCCTCTGTCTACGCTATAGTAGTCAGCAGCCCAATCTTGATTACGGCGGGTTAGGTCTGCAACCATCATTTGCTTAAGGGTTTGAAGTTCCTCAGCACCGCTTTCGTTGTATGACTCATAACCTTGAGCCTGTAACTGGTAATCAAGTAGGTCCATATTCTTACGGAACTCAATCCAGCCAACCTTCACATTGGCATCCTTCTTAAGTTCTGCAGGGTTACGGCGTGCGCGGTAGTTCTCTGTTGAGCCAGGAACAGGAGCATTGCCATACTGCCATGCATATACAGCCTCTGAGAAGTCATACTTTCCATCTGGGTCATTGACTAAGAAGCCAATCATTTCAGGAGTTGTTTGACCAATCTTGCTGATTAAACCCTTGTACTTCTGGATATTCTGGAAAGCAGCCTGAGATGCTTGCGCACCTGTTGGGTTGTATGAGGCACTAACTAAAGCAGGACCCATTTCTGGGTACATCTGCAAGAACAACACCTCTGCATCTTGTCCATATACCTGCTGTAATCTACGGAATTGCTGTGTGTAGAAACTCAATGGAGAGTCATACTGTGCAGCAAAAGGCATTACTAGGTTTGACAAGATACGAACCTTGTAGAAGTTGCTGGTTAAATCTGCAACCTCTTTTAGTTCTGGCATTGTGTCGCGCTCGCCAAGGTTGTAACGAATCAACTCATAGCGATAAACAGTGTTAAATGTACGGCTCCAGAGTTCATCCTGTTTAACAACAGAAACTAACTTCTGTGCTGCTGGCGGGAATAACTGGCGCAATGTGCCTTCTTGTGGTCCAAATGGAAGCACTGGCAAAACGCTAGAGGTAACAATATCCTCAAGGTCTGGCTTCAACTTAACAATCTCGTTAACAGGTAGAGTCACTACTGGACCAAAGCCTGCAATAACTTCACCTTGCATGATGACATCCATGCTTCGGATTGGGATAGAAACCTGTGTACCTGTAGCACGGATAGCCTCTGCCATGCCTTTGCCCCATACTGGAATCTTGCTAATGCCTTCAATAACACCTTCAGACATTGGCACAACAATCTTGTTCTCGTAAGAGAACTCAGTTGTTGGGTTTCCATCTTGGTCAATAACATTTGGCTGGTTGCGTAGTGAGGATACAATTTGTCCAGCACGAGCAATAACCGCAGGGTTTTCTTTTGCAAGACCTGACCAACGGCGAATAGTGTTTTCCCACGCGTTAAAGAACGGCATGATAAAGCGCATCTTCTCGCCTGCGTAGGACTTACGGATAATTGTAAAGAGTGTCTTGTTTACTTCCTTGCGTGTAGCCTCAATAGCATCACGGCGAAGTCCGTTGATTTCATCAACAGTAAGTTCTATCTTGTCATCGTTTAAACGCATACGCTTTGTAGCCAAAGCAATATCCATACGCTGTGTCATATCTGAACGATAGATTTGACGAGCCAATGGGTGACGAGCAAGGGTTGTTTCAGGTAGTGAACCTAAGAAGTAGAACGCTCTGTCTACAACTTTTGCCAAACCTTCTTGCCAGTTACGAGCCTGTGGGCTGGTGGGTACGATGCGACCAATAATGTCTGGCATCTCTGTAGCCTCAGCAAAATGCTCACGCAACCAAGACTCAGTAATCTCTCCATTACGGAAGGCTTCCTGAACTTGTCTGTCTGGTAAGTAGCGGTTGTAGGCGCTGTACAAGTCACCAACAAAGTCCTCTGCATCAATGGATACATCTAGGCGCTCTGAAGCAACCTTGATACCTGGCACATCAATGTTAAATCTGCGGGCATACTCAACATTTTCTGGCTTGCGTAGCCATGCCACGATTTCTTCTGGGCGAGTGCCGTTAAGCATCTGCTCAATTAGCGGGTCAATACGACCATCTGGACTACGGAAGAAACTGTTGAGTGAGTTTGCATAACCTGCGTAGTAATCAGGCATTGCGGGTGTCAATGTTTCTTCTACGAAATTGCCATGCTCAGCAGCAAATAGTTGTGCTGGATGGTCTACAAATCGGCGGTAAGTTTCAGCGCTGTTTGTGCGGTCAAGTAGGATGCTTCCTAATTCACCAGCAAAAGCATCATCTACTTCTACCTTTGAGCCATCATACAAAGTAAGAACTCTGCGACCAGTGCCTTGAATCTGCTTTGCAGCACCAAGTCTTTCTTCTTCTACAAGTCTGCCGTTTAAACGCTGAATAAGCGCTTTTAATTCTTTTTGGCGTGTAGCCTGTCCATCAGCAATTTCACGGACAATCTGGGCTAAGCCTTCGGTTGGATATTTTCCTCTGCCGATGGACTCTGAGATTTCATTAACGCGCTGCCTAAAATTCTCTGGGCGAGTAATTCTGCGAACGCTTTGCGTTCTTCCGAGTTCATCTGGCTTAACGGCTTTGGTGCCTTTACCCAATGCAAATGATTCGCTTGCTCCTGCATCGCCTGTTCCTTTCGTTCCAATGTACTCACCGTTGCCGATGTCGTATACGCCTTCTTGGTTACGGACCTTGCCCATTTTAATGGCTTTGGCACGGTTTTCAATTACCTGTACAGGGTCGGACTTAATATGAGGAACGCCATCAATATCGTCAATCCAAGTACCAAAATGGTCTGCATCGCCAAACTTATCAAAATTAGCCTCAATATGGGCAGCAACAGAATCAACCCAAGCCTGTGGGTTATTCCGCGCATCTTCCAGCGAAAACGCATGCGTTGCTCCGCGAATTGCAACTGCGACACCTTTTTGAGGTACATCACCAGATACATTATCAGAGAACTTAAATGTTCCGCCACCTTGAGCCATAGTGCGCTCAATGATTTGCAGGATACGAGCATCCTCAGATAACAACTTCTGTTGCTTTTTAATGGCTTCTAAGCGCTTGCGAGCCAAAGCCTGTGTTGGTGTACGACCAAAGCCTTCTACCATTTCAGGGTCAACGAGTACTGTTGAGTAACCGTTAGCCTTGTTATCAGGCAAGGTTAGTTTGCCAACGCCGTTGGCACGCATCCACTCAAGTAGTTGTTGTTCTTTACCTTCCCAAGCAGCACGGTTCTTCCACTGGTTTGCACCACCAGTTACGCCAAGAATCTCGCGTAGTTCTGGATAATCCTCTAGTCCAAGACGGGCTTGGTTGCCACGGAAAGTAGAAATGTTTACTGAACGACCATAAACCTTTTGGCTAAGGGTAATACCCTCATTACCAGGTTTACGAATTCTAAACTCACCAGTAAGCAGCATCTTTTGAGATACTGTATTTGGGTCAATAGTTGTCCAACGACCTGTCTGAGGTTGTAGCACCTCAACGGTGTTACCGTTGTTTACGCTGTTGATAAATCCATCACGCATATCTGCTGCAATGGTTTCCATTGCCTTGCTTGGCTTGCGTGCTGGTTGCTTGATAAGTTCGCCAGTTTCGCGGTTGCGCAAGTTCTTAGGCATTGGATAAGCGCGACCTGAAATGCGCTTGTAAATCTCAGATGCGTTGATGCGAGGCATGCTGGCTGTTGCATAACGCTCAGCAATATCCTGACTTGTAGACATAGCCAATGGGCGTGTGTTGTCTAAGTCATTGATAACTCTAGGGGTACCGTGGAATAGCCACTCTCCAGTTGTGTACTGGAATACATCAGCCATTTCCATGTACTGCTCGTCAGTTAGTCTGCCTGAACGATAAGCACGCTCAAATGCTGCAAGATGAGCATAGAGTTCATCCATGGTTCTCTCGCCTGCAAAAATTTCTGTCTGTAAATCAGCCCATTGCTTACGCAACTTAACTGAATCTTCACGCAATCCTTGTGCTACAAGTCTGCGGTCAGTTAGGCGCTCAACATCACGAACACGATTTGCATACCATGCCTTGAATCCATCACGGTTCAAATCGCCAAGAGCCATAAGTCCATAGCCTTTACCAAGGATAGACATACCTGCTTCTGTAAGGTTGCGAACAGTGTAGCCAAGGCGTAGAAGTACTGATGCCTTCCACATGTCGTTAATTACGCCAGTGGAGTATCTCCATGAATCTGGGTCAAGCACTTCTGTTTGGCGGTTAAGAGTATTGACAAAGCCTTTATTCTTTTCAATAACTCTAAAGTAATTCTGTAGGTCTACCATTGGTAGTGCGTTAGCACCTTGGCGCTCTAGGTAAGGAATCTTCAAGATAACATCATCATCAGTCATTAAGAACTTGCGGTCCTTAATCATCTGTCGTGCAGTTTCACGGCGAGATTTATATTGACTCCAGATTACTTGCGCTGCCTCATCAGTTAGTCCAGCCTTCTTGTTTAGTGCTGCAATAGCCAAGTCCTCAAATGACTCAACAACTCTTGCACGAAGTTCTGGTACTCCACCTGCGCGGATGTAATCTTGTAGGTGACGGTCAATGATTGGCTGTGCTTCTTCTTTGCCAACTATACGGCGTAGCAATTCTCCAAAAGCAGCCATTTCATTGTATGAATCGCTATCGTTAAGATTTAGATAACCTGCTGGAGTTTCAGCAAAAGCATCTCCAACCTTGCGTACACCAAAGTTGTATACGGCAATTAATGGGTGATACTTAGTAGGCTGGAATAATCCAACTGTAGGAAATTCTGTAGGTTTATCAACACCACGGATGCCAGCAGCACGGCGCTCTGCACGGTTCATTGCTAACTTCTCAAATACTGGTGTACCAAATGTACGCTTTGTTAAGTCAGCCTGACGGTCATTAAAGGTGTTGAGCATACGAAAGTATGGGTCCTTCTCAACAGTCTTAAGCAATGAATCTGCAGCATCTAACTTATTAGCATCATCAGTAATGCCGTTAGTTGGAACATTGTTTAAAATCTTTTCATCGGCTTGGCTTACGCCTTTAATCTTGTCAAATACAAAACTTAAATCTTTACGCTTTTCTACAAGACGAGCCATGGCTTCTGTGTCTTTAAGCGCTGTAGCCATAAATGTATCTGCTACATCATCTACGGTGTTTGCTTCACCCAAGAGATATGACAAGGTATCTGCATCGTTTGATGCTTCAATCATTGGGTGACTACGAATTGCAACACGGTCTGACTTAGCCATCCAAGAAAGCGTATTAAAAATTTCTCCGCTTTCTTCACGACCCTCATTAATTAGTTTTGCAAGAGTCTGTGGCGACATGATTGTTACATTGCGAATACCACGAGGTAGTACAAAGTCACGAGCAAGGCTTGTAGCGTTAGCATCTTTTGCACCAAGTGGGCGCATAACAGTTGCCTTACGAGCAAGTCCTGCTGCTTTACCAATTTTACCTAGTGGGTCTGTAACTGTTGTAAAAAATGTATCGTAGGCACCGCTTACTGTGCGTGCTGACCAATCCTCTTGGAACACCTTGCGGTCATTAGGATTAAAAATATCAAAGTCTGCACTGAACTCATTTTCACCGATAGAGCCTGGTATGCGTGACTGTAGGTATGTGAGTGCTTGACCTGGAGAAATCTGGTCACGGTTTTCCCATGACTTCTTAACATCACCTGTTGCAAGGGTTGTTAACGCTGCAGATAGTGGCTCACGAAGGTAGCGACCACCCACATTGTAGGAAACCATTGCTGTTGGTAGTAAAACTTTTTCAAATGCTGCGCCTGCAGTCTTACGAATTGGGTAAGAAGCACCTAATACTGTTGAACGGAAGGTGCTACCAGCGATATTAAACGCATCTGACACCCAGTTCTTGTCGTTAGACGACACAGTTGCGATGTCAAATAACAAAGTTGGTAAGCCAATCTCGTT